TAATGAAAAAATTAAGTAAATTATTTAATGCTATTATTAAAGATTTATTTTGGCTTTTTATTAGAGAATTTTGGAGATTATTAAAAATAGATTTATTGGAATTCGTTTATCAAATTGCGGCTAAAATATTAAAAAACAAATATAAAAGATACTTAACAATTATTAGATCAATAATCTCAATACTACAACAAATAGTTGTTAATCCACCTGATAATTGTTTTGATATTTTTAATCTAATATTGACAACAATCACCAGTGCACTTAGGGGAGGTATTTCAAATGCAATTCCTGCAATTTTATTATCATTCGCAGATAAATTACCTGGTTATAGTCAGGATAGAGCATATATGAATATTGCCGAAAGATTAGAAGCGGCTGGTATCCCAATGGGACCACTGTATGGTGCATCAAATGATTTACCGGCATTAGTTAAATCAATAATTGATGGCCACACTGAAGAAGAAGATAAAAACGGATTTATTGCCGGAGGAAATCAATTCTTTACTGTACCTATTCCACCTATGGGTGCAGGACCATTAATTGTTCCACCCGGTATGATAAGAGTTTTTGGTAAAAAACAATAATATGGATATAAATAAAATAATTGAAATATCTGAAAATGCCGAAAATAAACCAAACAAAGATTTAATTTCTGCCAGAGATATTTTAATTGAAGAATTTGAAAAAACAAAAGATTTAATAATAAATCTAACAAAACATCTTGAAGGTGTTGAAGAAATGTACGACAAAGTAAATAACGAAATAAAGAAAAGAATTATTAACTAATGAAAATAATTGATATTGCGGTATGTGACGATAATAAAGACCCTAAAGGTTTGGGTAGAATAAGATATAAATTACATAGTTCAGGTGGTGGTGCAAAAGAAAAGGCTGTTGATTATGAAAAATGGGGTGAAACAGATTTGTTTGTTGCTCAACCATTTTTACCATTAAATATAAATTTTATACCAGAGATTGGACAGGCGGTCAAAATAATAAGATATGATGTTAATAAAGAGAGTGTAAATCAGGAATACATTGCAGGACCATTTGGAAATCCCTATGATTTTAATAATACAGTGTTGTCGTCACAATTACAAAACACTACTTATGGTTCAATTGCCAAAAAATCACCAGACATATATAAAAACGGTGAAATAGATGAAAGATATAAGGCGGCATTTACTGAAATAAATCATTATGGAGTTTATGGTAAATATGGTTCGGATTTAATTTTTACTGACAATGGATTACAGTTAAGAGGAGGTAAACTTTTATCAAAAGAAGCTGCAAGTTCAAAAAATAGGGAAACACTTATCAATTTTCCGATAATGTCGAAAAAATCATCTAGAATTTATTTAAAAAAATTTCCTAAAGTAATGGAGTTAAAACCGGTGGAAGAAAAGACGGAAAAAGTACAATTTGCGGTTTTAAAGACAATAATTGAATATAGTTTAGATAGTCTAACAAATCCACAATTTGTAAACATATATATGTATGATGTTGAAAAACCATATGGGAATTTATACAATACAAATTCATTTAACGAACATACTGAATTAGATTTTAATTATTTAAAATTGTATACATTATCAGGTAATACACCAACACTAACATTACCAATACCTCCATCCCCACCATCATTAACACCAACTATTAATGATGCATATCTTTTTCTAAGAGACGGATTTAAAAAGATAATTGAAAATGGTCCCTTTTCTTTAAACCCATTGTATAGAAAAACCACAGATTTATACCCATTATATTTTAGACCAACTAAAGAATTTAGAGAAAGAGTGGGTAATAATACAGAAAAACTAAAATTTTTAGATAATGTTTTTATAAGAAATAAAAAAACATCTGGTTTAATATGGTCATTCACACAAGTCGATCCACAAGTGATCCCAAATGTTGAAATAAAATTAAAACCATTTGTAAATGAAAATTCATCAGAACAAACTTTTGGTTCTATTTTATCTGATAAAATATTTTTATTATCTACAGAATATTCTTTAGGAACACCTGGTGGATCACCAAATATTAATTTTGAGGGATTAAGTAAATATGATTTAACTCAAGAGGATTACATATCAAAAATAGAACCTAGTACCTATGCAACAGTAAGGGGTGAAAAATTATTGGAATTCCTATTTGCATTGAAGGAAGTTTTATATGGTCACGTGCATAATATTAATAAAACATATATTAAGGAATGGGACGAACATGAAAATTTAGATAGATTATATCAATCTTTAGCAAATGACTTATTAAATACCTCAATTAGAATAAACTAATTGATATTTATAAAATAAAAAGATGTCATATTTTCGTTCTTATTTTGAAAAAAATAATACTATACTTAAAAATTCTAGTATTAATACTGCCAAAAATCCGAATACCGAGATAATATACGGCACCACATTCTCAAAATATCTGTTTAAGATAGATTTATCAACTTTACAACAAAAAATCGATTCCGGTGAGTATGTTATTGATGAAAACACAAAACACACTTTACATTTAACAAATACTATTTTTGGTGATGAGGCCCTATTGGGTGATGATAGGGGTAATAGTAATAGAAGAGCAACTTCTTTTGATTTGATATTATTTAGGGTTAATGAATTTTGGGACGAAGGTGTTGGTTTTGATTATGATAAAGTATATGATTTAGCAACTGGAGAACAGTTATTTGACGTTAGACCATCAAATTGGTTTAATAGAACAAGTGTTGATACATGGGGGGAAGAAGGTGTTTATTCAACTTCACCCGATATAATTGAAACAATACATTTTGATAATGGTAATGAAGATATTAATATAGATCTAACAGATTATGTTAACGGTATTTTAGAAAATGGTGACGATAATTATGGTCTTGGTTTGGCGTTTTCTGTTATATATCAGGATGTAACGACGGATGTTGGTCAAAGTGTTTCATTTTTTTCAAAGTATACACAGACGTTTTTCGAACCATATCTTGAGACTTATTTCCATGACGTAATAGAAGATGATAGACAAAATTTTGTACATGGTGTTGAACAAAATCTATATCTGTATGTGACAAAGGGTACAAATTTTTATGATTTAGATTCATTACCATCTGTAGATATATTAGATAGTACAAAAACACCGATAGCTTCGTACCAAAACCATATACTTCACAATATACAATAGGTGAAAATCCAACAGAATTACAGAGATATGCAATACAATATTTTGGTATTAAACTTAATGAAAAAATAAATAGAGGAGAAAAAAGAAAAGTTGTGGTAACTTTCAGATCAATCGATTATCCAAAAACAGTTTTATTTGATGAGGTATATTATAGAATATATATAAGGGAAGGTAGAACACAAGTAAATGTATTTGATTGGACTAAATTAGATAGGACAAATGAGAATTCTTTTGTTTTTGACACATCCTACATGATACCGAGAGAATATTATTTGGAGATAAAAGGTAAAACACATTCTGAAGAAATTTTTTACAAAGAAAATATAAACTTTGAGATTGTGTCAGAAAAGTAAAATATTTATAAATATGAAAAATTTAAATCAAATTATAAGAAAACACCTCAGAGTTATATCTGAAAATGATGGAAAACCTGAACAGGAAAATTATATGTTTTTTGGTAACATAGAACAAATGAAAAGACAATGTGAACTATTAATGGGGGAAGATAAAAACCAAATAGATTCAATTTTAAAGGAACACGATTGGGCACAAGATCATATTTCTGAGGCAAAAAGTTTACTAGACCAAGTTTTTGATTTTTTAATGAATCAAACAAAAGGAGAACAATATGAAGATAAAATGATTAATGAAGAAAGTCAAATTGATGAGGGAAAAAACAAACCAACAAATCCTAAATTATGGGCAAGAGCTAAATCTATGGCAAAATCCAAATTTAAGGTTTATCCAAGTGCATATGCAAATGGTTGGGCGGCAAAATGGTATAAAAAACATGGTGGTGGTTGGAGAAAAACTAAAAAATAAATTTTATTACAAATGAATCAATTGGGTATAATAGTATCAAAAGAGGATAAAGAATACATCGAAGAATGTATACAATCTGGCGAGGTACTAAAGGAGGATTTAAGAAGGTGGTTTAAGGAAAAGTGGGTTGATGTAAGTAGAAAAGTTGATGGTAAACATCCACCATGTGGACGTAAAAAAGCAACAGGTAAAGGTTATCCAAAATGTCGACCAAAAAAGAAAGTATCAAAAGAAACACCTAAAACCGCGGGATCATATTCTAAAAAAGAAAAAAAGGCAATGACTTCTCAAAAAAGAAGAGCAGAAAAAAAAGACCCGAAACCCGGTAAAGGAAATAAACCAACATTTACGAGATATGTAAATGAGGCCTTCGATGTTGATCCGAATGAATATAAAAAAATACTACAAACTAAAGATTTTTTATTAGTTGTTCCATTTACACATAAAGCATCTTGTAAATATGGTGCTAATACTAAATGGTGTACAACTAAAAGACATGACGATGAGGATTTTGAAGATCATGTTTCATCGGGTGTATTAGCGTATTTAATAGTAAGAAACCCTGAATATAGAGATAAATTAAATAATTCAAAATTTGCATTATTTAGATATAAAGGAGAAGAGGGTGATGAAGATGGTTTGGTTTACACTGAATTAAATAATGAATATCCAATAAAGTGGTTTAAAAACTTAATGGGTAAAAATGGTTTAACAGATGATTATTCTGAAATAATTGAAAAATATAATAATTTTTATAAAAAATATACAAACATGGCGTTAAATGAAAATATAGTTAAAAAATTAACTAATTTAGTTATGGAAGAATTAAGTAATGAGATAACTTTTGAAGATTTAGAAACACTAAAAAAAATAAATAAGTTCGTTAAAAAACAAGAAGTAATTGATTGGTTTAATGAAAACGATATTGAGTATTTGGACATGAATGATATGGAAATGTATATAATGTACATCGAAAAAAACATGGAGGATTCTGAAGATTTAGGATCAGTAGAAGAAACTGACTTTATTGCTGATGATTTATTAAATGAGGCAGAATATCAAGGACGTAAAGTTCAATTAGGTAAGATCATGCAAGGTGATATTAAGAAATTTAAAGTATACGTTAAAAACGATAAAGGAAAAGTTGTTAAAGTTAATTTCGGTTTCGGTGGTAAATCTGCCAAGGGAAAAAGAATGGTTATTAAAAAGAATAACCCTGAAAGAAGAAAATCATTTAGAGCAAGACATAATTGTGACAATCCAGGTCCTCGTTGGAAACCAAGATATTGGGCTTGTAGAACATGGTAATTAATAAAAGATAATTTTAATATCACATTCAGTTGCTCTTCCCACATCTCTTTATTGTTTGTTGTACAAACCTCTTTACAATAAACTGTTTTTATACCCGAGTTAACAATACCCCTTGCACAATCCATACAAGGTAAACCCGACGTAAGATATATTGTTGAATTTTTTAATGAAACACCTATTCTTGCTGCGTTATATATGGCATTACGTTCCGCATGTTCAAACCAGAAGTATTTTTCGGGTCTTTCCTGACGTTCTTCTTTTGAATCATATAAACCCCTTGGGAATGAATTATAACCTGTAGAAAGGATCTCATTATCCTCACCAACTATAACTGCACCTATTTGGGTGTATTTGTCTTTTGACTTTAACTTAACCTGTTCTGCGATCCCCAAAAAATAGTCTTTCCAATCCATCACATTAATTTTTGTGGAGACCAATATTGTAATCTATTATCTGAATACCTATCCAATCTACGAGCCTCTTTTTTCTCGATAAGTTTATTAATTTCTGTCATGTGTTTTTTATTTCTAATATCAACACCGACAATGTATCCTCCGTCCGATTTTTCCCCTCATCATCTTTTTTTAATAGTTCAACAATACCATTTTTGGTATCATTTTCTTTCTTATAAATTTTGTAGGGAATCGAACGTAATTCAATTAACTTTTGAAGAACGTCTAATCTTAGTTTTTCGTATTCATTTTCATCTGTCATTTAACAAATATAACGAATAAAACAATAAACACCAAAATTAATTCACTTTAAGTAACCAAAATTTTCTATCATTTATTTTTACAAAGGTGGTATTTGATGTCATCCTATCAACATAAGTTTCTTTAACTCCATTTGTAAATGTGAGAACAAATCCTGTTTTTGTTGAATTCCATTTAATTTTATTCATATAATGTATTTGAATTAATATAAGATTTTAACGGGATTATGTAAACAAAAAACCCCCGATTTCTCGAGGGTTTTTATATTGACATCAATTAAGATTATCTTAATGTATCCAAGCTAAATGTAGTTAAACCATTTACTGTGATAGTACCGAAGTAACGGTTGTTAACCATTTTCTTCGCGTATCTTGTCATGATACCTTTGATAGGTGTCATTGTGAATGGATTATACATTGTTGGAGTCAACTGTAAAGGTACGTATGGAGCGTAGATGTAACCAGCGTCCAATAAAGATTTACCTTTATGACCAATCAAGATCTTATTCGCAGGGAAGTAAGGATCACGATAAACTTGGTAACGACCAGCAAGTGAACCTACTTTTTCGATACCCATGTTATATTGATCTTGCTCAGGAGCTGCGTTTTATACGTGGAAATACTCTAAATCATCGAATACTGCAGAAACTTCTGAAGAAACAACGATCCAGTTAGCACCACCTCTCAAAGTAGTCTTGTGGATTTGAGCAGAAATTTGGTTGATCTTGGTAACCAAAGTTTGGTTCCAGTCTTTCTGAGTGTAACCTTGAAGAGTTGCACCACCTGTTCCACCATATTTCCATTCGTTATAGTCCCATTTAGCCGTCCAAGCTGCACCTTTTCTAAGGTCACGTAAGATTTCACGATCAACCTCAGCTGCGATTTGCTCAGATAACAATGCTGTTAACTCAGCTTCAGCGTCGATGTTGTGGAATGCACTTACGTCTTGAGCCAATTCAGGAGACCAGCTTGCTCTTAATTTTCTTTCAGTTACAGAAACTGTTACTGATTGAAGATCAAAAGAAACTTCACCGATTGTCTCTTCGAATTCTAAAGTTGCATATGTTTTGTATGTAATCTTTAAGTTAGCAAGAGACAAATCATTACTACTGAAATCTGAATCAGTGAAACCAGATGTTGCACTGTAAGACTGAAGGTCTACACTCAAATAGATTTTACCTTCTTCATCACAGATGTCAGAGAATTTATTAAGGTTTGTACCACCTTTTTGACCATATTCTACGATACCTTTACCGTATTTTTGTGTAACAACGTTGAAATTTTTAACACCGTTGTTTGCAGTTGTGTTACCAGTAACTTCAACAGCAAGAGAAGCTAAAAATTCTTCAGTGTCCATAACGTTACCGTTAGCACCGATCATTTTACCTTGACCATCTTTACTGAAACCAGTAAGAACAACAATTACACTTGATAATGACGCACCACTTAAGTTAGCGGTTGTCTCAGATGCTGCTCCGTTAGAGAAAGTAACCCATGCACCAGGTGCAGCTGTAGTTACAGTAGCATCACCTTTTGAATAGTCAAATAGACCTTGATCCGCAGCGTCACTATTTTCATAAAAACGATCATAAAGACTTCTTGGATCTGTATAACCTGCTTGAGCATCTGTGTCGGTTGTATTAGGATAACCGAAAGGTGCCTTTTTAGTGTCCTGAATCTTTGGTAAGAAATAGAACAATTTACCAATTGGTAAGTTCATAGCTTGTACAGACACGATGTCGTTAGCTAATAATTTAGAGAATACACGACGGATAATTGGGAATACCACGGTCTCAAAAGAACCTGAAGCGTCAGATACTGCTGCTTCGTTGATTAAATAAGACGCTTGGTTTTCATACAATTGCGCGATGTTATCTTTTTGGTGACCTTCAAGACCCTCAAGGAATCCGAGATCATCCCATTTTTTAATGGTATCTTCTTTGATAACACGTAAGTGCTTAAGACCGATGTTACCAACCATACCTGATTCTAATAATGCTCCCATTTTTTTGTTTTTTTATTTTTTTTTGGTTTATTATTTTATTTTACTCATCAAATCTTTCATTCTTCTGAATTGTGGATTTTCGTATGCTTTTGATTCCGCCAATACTTCTTTAGAAGTTGATGTTTGAGGAGTGTTAGAGATTTTTTCTACAACTGTTTCGGTTACCGGTTTTTTAGTTTCCAATTCAGCCTTTATTGTTTTAAATAAGCCCTTAGACTCATTCATAGTAGAAACTGAATCAAATCTCTTTAATATGTTCAATTTCTCCTGTTTAGTTGTGGAATGTTCCGTGAAAAGACGAGTTGCATAAGCAAGATTTGCATTGAAGACTGCAACTTCATTTAATTTCTCTTTGAATAAAACTAATGCCTTTTTATATTCGTCATTTTGTTTTTTCAATTTAGAAACTTCTTCATTGATTGCACCTCCAGGATTTTTATTCATACCTTTACTACCAGCCATGAACTTTGTACCACCGTTACCCTTTTTTTGAGCTGCGAAAGTACGAGATGACTCGTGAGCTTCGATTTCTTTTGAATCTTTTTCTTCTTCCTCTTTAGTTTCTTCTTCCTCTTCTTCATCTAATTCGATTTCATAAAGAGTTTCTTCGTTTTCTAAAGAAGATTCTTCGTCTTCCATAGATGATCCTTCGTCACCCATAGAAGATAATTCCTCATCTTCCATTGGTAATGATTCTTCATCCATTTCACTTTCTTCTCCGTCAAGTTTAATTATGTATTCGTCACCATCTAATTCAAGTTCGATGTCATCACCATCTTTCTTAACTACTACGCCATCTTCGGGTTTCATAGCTTTGAAAATTTTGAGAACCTCTTCATCGGACGCAGATGTCATGTCCATGACATCATCATCAGAATCAATAGACGGTTCGTTACCCATAGGTAATGCGTCATCCATTGTGTCATCATCAGAGTCATCGTCCATAGACAAATCGTCACCGGAATCCATAGAATCGATTCCTTTACTTGAATCTTCGTCATCTGCAGATAATTCGTCTGACTCATCGTCTCCTACTTCAGGTTCATCACCTTCTTCAGAATCTTCATCATCAGGCTGTTCTGCCACATCTTTTTCTTCTTCTTCAGGATTTGTTGTTTCTTCTTCAGATTCAACTTCTTCCTCTTCTTCTTCTTTAAGCAATTCGTTTAGTTCTTGTTTCATTGTAGAAGCAAGTATACCTTTTGCATTTGCTTTTACAGCTTCTTCAAGAGTTTGTACTTGAAGAAGTGCTTGTTCTAAAATTGATTTTTCACTCATTTGTGTAAATTTATTTTTATATAAATATTATGGATTTGATAAAAATTTTGATTTTAATATCATAAACTAAAGAAAATCACTTATTTTGATAAAAAAGAATCGAGATTACCCATTAGTTTTTTCATTCGATCATCAACTAACGGTTTTGAATTGATATCTTCTTGATATTGTTCTCTTTCAGATTGATCTTTAAAAATATATGCACCTGGTGTTGAGGGAGATGATACTAAGTCAAAACATACTAATTCAAAATCATCTTGAACTATATTTTGACCTTTGATTTGTTTAAGTGATCCTACACCACGAGATGAGATACCTAAGGTTGCGCCATTCATTAATAACATTGCAGCTTGATCACCCTTAGTGGATACTATTCCCATCTTTTTCCAACCTGGTGAAGTAAATAATTTAATTTTACCCATTAAGATTTTACCATCCCACCATGTTTCAAGAATTGAATGTGAAACTCTATCTAAATCTATTAAAGAAGATGACGGATGATTTAATTCATTTAACGCACTACCCTTTTTTATAATTGATTGATATTTTTCATTCTCTCTTTTGAGTAATGATTCGGGGTATATTCTTCCGTTTTTATTTGGTGTATCGAACTTTTGTAAAACGGCATAAAGAATGATGTCTTCAGAGAAGTCAACATTCTTCATTTCCGATATAATTTGTTGATTATCTTTAGGGGAAACATGACCAGCATCATATTCAATTAAAATCCCCTTTCCAACTTCGTTTGGACCTAATATCTTCATTTATACTTTTATTCATATAAATACATCGATATCTATATTATTTTTTTGATTTGTTAAAATTAAATAGTTTTTTATCTTCCAAACCCTGATCAATTATTTTTTCATGTATATCTTTTATTGTGAATTTAACGTCTTTTGATTTAACGTCAAATTGATTCTCAACGTATAAAGTAACTTCCAAGTTCATAAACGATCTTTTTTCTAACTTTATACCTTTAGTTCTAATATCTAAATCTACAATAGATTGTTTCTTAAATAACTTAGAACTATAATTGTAGATAATTTCTTTAACTTTTCTTCTTGATCTTGATATTGTCATTTCATAATCACTATCAATTTCAGGTTGAATCCAAGAATTAAGTTTTAAATAAATTGTTTTTAAATTCTTGTAATCAACAGTGCCGTAACCAATTTTAACATCTTTGTATACTCCCAAAGGAATATATTTACCAGTTTTCATTATTTTATCATATTATTATAATTTTATGGTGTAATAAAAAATAAAGAAAATAATTGATAAAACAAAAAAATATTTTTATTATATTTGTGATATAATTATTAAAATATGATCATCATCGAAGTAAACAAAGAAAAAAACATTGAGTCCGCACTCAGGACTTATAAAAACAAAGTTCAAAAGTCGAGACAAATACAAGAACTTAGAGATAGACAGACATACAAAAAACCCTCAATAAAAAAGAGAGAACAGGTTTTAAAAGCTATCTATGTACAAAAAGTAAAAAACGGTCTTAATTAAGACCGTTTTTCAATTCAGATAATCTGAAATAATTTAATTTAGAGGGTTTGATAGAATTAACATGTGTTTTCACATTAGTTAATTTGTTTGTTAATTCATCTTCTTTAGATTCTAAAAGCATCGATTCTACTTTATTTAAAATATCTTCTTTCAATTCTTTAGTTTTAGATTCCAAATCTTCATTTGTTAATGATAGTATATTTTTTAATTCTTCTTTTTGGTTTTCTGAAAGTGTATTGTTATATAAAATATTAAAATTATTTGCTAAAACAGCATGTAAAAGATTTTCATTAACGGTATGATTAGTTTTATCAGTGTCCTTTACTTCTTTTTTGGTTGTTAAGTGTTCAACTAATTTCTTTTTTGCTAACACCTTTTTATCGATATTTTTTAAATTATCATCTTCTAAAAGTTGATCTATTGAATTATATAATTCATTTTCTTCAATTTGTGTGTCGTGTACTGACATGTTTATTACTTCACAAAACTGTTTAATTTTTTTTGCTTTTTTCTTCAAAATGGTTTCAATCTCTTCAACATATAATTTTGCGGTTTCTTTATCGTCAAAATATTTGTTTTCAATTTCTTCGTAAAACAAATACATTTCTTTGAAATCTTTATTTTTTTTAACTACTTTAATTAAATTTTTTGTATTACCTAAACCCCCCTGATGATATGATTCAGTTATTTTTTTCAAGAATTTGGTTTTTATTTTTCCGAAATTGTTCATTTTTTAATCGTTTAAAATATCGTTTAATTTATTTTCTATTTCATAAATATTCTGTTGAGCCTTCTTTACATCAAATAAATCGTCAAAAGATAATTTTTCATCTCCTAACATACTTAATATTTTTGATTTGTTTGACTCTGAAAGAGGTTCACTTGGTTCTGAACCACCTGCTGCGGGTGCTGGTGATGGTGCCATACCACCCATGTCCCCACTTGGTGCGGCCTCTCCTGTTGCCCCCTGCGCCTCTAATTTTTCTCTTTCTTCTTCAGAAATTCCATATTTTTTATCAACCTCATCAAATACTCCTGAACGTTTAATAATGTTTTGAGTGTTTGTTAACTCAAATCCCATGGCACGTTCTAATCTTTGTTGTTGAAGATCTAAAATAACTTCCGATTCACTCATACCTAAAATATTCTTTTTAGCCCATGTATGAGAAACAGGTAATATACCAATTTGAGATTGATCTGAAGTCGCATCTTTATACAATGTTATCTTTTCTTTCCACTGCTCAATTCTTAATAGGTCGGATTGTGCCGATGGGTTTGTTAAACCGAGATTAAAATTATTTAATTCATCTTCCAATCCCATCAAATACAAATGTACAAGAGCAATTTTATTTAATTCTTGTATTAAAGATTTTTGTATTCTGTTTATGGTTCTTGCAAAACGTATATCCATTAATGCAAGAGTCTTACCTTCCCCAACAACTTCTTCAAAACCTAAAAACGCTTTAGGAATACGTAACGCGGCCAATAATTTCTTTTGGATATATTCAATATCGGCAATTTCACCTAAGTTTTGTGCACCTTGTAAATCAACTTGACCATTTCTTGGATCGGGTATAACGTCTCTTTTAAATTTATTTGCAACACGTTGTACATACGGTTCAATATCTTTATCGTCCATATTTCCTACGAATACTTTGAATACACGTCTTTCAGGTGCTCTTGATGTTCTATAGATTAACATTGCATCTTCCGCAAGTAAAAGTTGTTTCCAAATTCTTCTAATCTTGTCTAACATTGAGGTGCCATATGGTAATTTTCTATCATCACCTAATAATCTAAAGTGTGCAATTTCCCATGCTTGAAATTCAATGTCTTTATTTTTCCATGCAAATCTTAATTCTCTACTTGGTATTTTATAATCTTTTTCTTGACCTGGTACTTTCGATGCGGCACCTTCCATTCTTTCTATTTCAATACTTGGAAGTTGTTGACAACCGATAATACCTTTTTCTTGGTCAACTTTTAAATAAACAAAGTTGTCACCGTACTTACACAATCCACGTGTCCACATTTGTAAGTTAGTATTCACATCTAATTTATTATAAAATAAATCTTCTAAAATTGTTTTAACTCTATCTGAATCTGAATATATAGTCAAAATTTGACCCTTCTCAGACATCGTTGTCGATTCCTCTGCGTAGATATCTAAGGCTGCAGATATTTCAGGTGTGAACTCCATTGATTCATAATCATAATATGCCGATAATCTATTAGGTTCATAATACACCGATTGATTATACAACGATTGATCTAACTTAGTCCATTTATCTGCAATATATTGAGATTGTTGAGCTTGTAAGAGTTTTTGTTGATACTCTTCTTTACTATCAGTTTTTAATAATTCGTCTTTATTAAAATTAAATGAAGGAGTATTTTCTGGTTTTACTTGACCAGGAAAACCAAACATCCTTGTTAATTTTTGAAAAACGGTTACATTTTGATTCGCCATGTATATAAATAGTTTTCTTTAATAATATAAACTTAATCTTTATCTTTTCAAAGTGAAATTATCTTGGTTTTCCAAATAACCAATTATAATCTCTATACATATCTTTTGATAATTTTGTATTTTGATCAGGGTAATAAATTTCTTTATTATTCATTTGCATTGAACCCACATGATCTAATGATGTTCCGTATGAATAAAATGATTTTTGAGGTTCATATGTTCTTTCGGACATAGTCCAAGATTCCATCATTGCGATATTTTTGGCTGTATTTTTTTCTAACTGATTAAAGGAAATATCACCAGCATAAAGAGCCATAGATAAACTCATAATAGAATCATCATGGGCACCTTTCATGTGATCAGGTCTACCATTTATATAAACAAAAGTGTTTAATTCATTTAATAACCTATTTGATCTGATTGCAAATCCTTTTCTTACCTGTTCTTCAAAAGACGCAACAATTTGTGTTCTTTTATTATTGAAATTAATACCGGGAATTTTTTCCATCATTTTTTTGTTGTATTCCCACATATTTTGTGTGTTGATACCATCAATGAATAAATTACGATAATTCATTTCCTGTAATTTTCTTGATGTTGCAACTCCCATCCCTCCTGTGATATCAATTACAATAAATGCATTGTACAATACACCCCATTTGTATGCAACTGATGCAAGATCATCCGGAGGTATTTTACCGATATATTCTAAAACTTGTTCTCTATCATCAAAATCAATTATATTAATTGATGAGAAATCTTCACTATCTCCTCTACTTACATCGACACCCATTATATATCTGTGTTCTTGAATTGGCTCTTTCCATTGCCATAAAGTTCCTTGCATATATTTTTCTATTGGAACTCTTATCATATTCTTCGCAATATTGTCTTGAACCTCACTTGGAATCACACCATCACCCGAACCTAAAAAGTCACACTCCAATTCTTGTGCAATCTTTCTTCTATCGTATTTAAACTTTTTTGACATTGATTCGAACCATGATGAAAAAGGTTTATACCCCTGATCCATGTACTCGTTATATTTTTCAATATCGAAATCATACATAACAACTTCGTCATCATTATATTGTTCTCTATTTAACATATAATGAACAATATCACTACATTTGACCCATCTTAAATCTTTGGTATATCGAGGATCCTTAAACCAACGTAAATCAGTAATATGGAAATCGTTTAAACCTCTAATCGCTTGATCATATACACCATAGTAAATCGGATCAAAACCATTTGGTGTTGAGATTAATATAATTTTACCACCTGTAGACAATGACGCCATAGATGCCGCCCAAAAGTCTTCTCCGGCTTCAATATACGCAGCCTCATCAAATACAAGTATAGTCGGAGTATAACCACGAAGAGCATCCGCAGATGTTGCAACTGCTTTAACTTCACAACCATTGTTTAATCTAAATCTACTCTCAGAGTTTTTGTCAGGATGAAATCCCACATTAATCCATTCGGGCCATTGATCTAAAAACGCTCTAACTTTGTTAGCCATTTCAATTGCGGTATCTCTTTTGTTCGCAATAATCAACACTCTTTCAGGATTTTCAGGTTTAGCTGTTTGTAAAATTTTTGAAATCCATGCAGCTGTTACTGTTGAGACACCAGCCTGTCTATATTTTCTTGTAATATTTTCGTTATACTTTTCATAGTCCTGAATCAATTGAATTTGATCAGGAAACAATTCTAATGGTACGAATTTTTTTTGTGTATTATCGTAAGTTTGTAAATAAGTTCTAAGAGCATAAGGAGCATCTTTAATTATTTTTGCGTACTCTTTTATTTGTTCTATTCTTGTATTCATATATAATAAATAGAAAAAAGGTGGTAAAAACCACCTTTTTATTATTCTTCATCATCGGGTCTTCGTATTCCAAGACTTCCTAAGAAATCATCGAGATCATCATCTTCTGTCTCGTCCGATATATCATTTAATGTTTGATCAAATTGATCCATAGTTTCACTATAATCATAATCATTTATTTCTTGTTCAATTGCTCTATATAGTAAATTCATTAGTTGTCCACCTCTTTCTGATTCCGATAACACTTCTTTCATAAAAACTAAAAACTCTTTAGCGGGTTTTTGAATTATATGTGAAAAAAGTATTAATTGCATTCTGTATTTATCCTCATCAACTAAAATTTCTTCAGGAAAACGATTTCTAACTTTTTCCCAAATAGCGGGACCTAAACGTAAGTCCCACATTTCTTTTTCTAACGTATCCTCGGATTGTTCAACATCACTGAAATCCATTTCATTACCTTCTTCATCTTGTGGTCTTCCTTTTATTGATATAACTTCCATTATACCTTTTATCAATTCATGAACTAATATTGGAAAATTTACCGCTCTTGCAATAATTGTAGGAGGTTCAGTATTTCTATCGACAGATTCCTTTCCCCCAACACTTGCGGGACCTCCGCCACCTCCCATCATCATTTTCATTTGATCGTCACTTAATTGCCAATATAATGTATCATTTACTGACATTAATATACCATATAAATTCACCAAATCTTCCGTTCCTGTAATTTCTCTAATCTTTTCTGAAACCATATGATACATGTAGTGTCCTTTTTTTGATGCACCTTGTATCATAGAATTTATTAGTCTTCTTTTAGCCTTTTCCAAATCCAAAGTTTCTAAGTCATCAAATAAATCTTTTTCAATTTCAACCTCATCAATATTTTGATCATCACCCATTTCTCTATTAAAATCATCAGTACTAATTTCTCCCATCCCAACTATTTTCGCGTCGAAAATAAAATCTTCATCACTTAAACCCATTTCTTTTTTTACTAATTCGACTGCTAAATTTTGTAACTGTTGTCTATACCTACCTTCAATGTTAACAATTCTATTATGGGAATCCATCATCATCATAGTGAGAGGATTCATACTACCTTGTACTGTTGATTGGTTACCCAATCTGGTGTATTGTCTTACTTTATTTACAACTTCTTTATACCTTGTCGATGCTAATATTTCTTGGAAATTTTTATTAGGTTCTTCGCCTGTTTTTGGTAAAGGTATTTTTTTTAAAGGTGTATCACCTGTAGAAAGTTTTCTTTCTATATCACTGTGAGGTCTATCCCCCGTTTCATAATCCATCGCCATTTCATTAATGATAGACAAAAATTTTTTCTTAGTCAATTTCATTACTTATTTTCTTTTAATGCTTTTGGTTTAGGGTTTTGTCCAGGACCTGGTTGAAATGGTGTTTTTCTTGGATCTTTTTTTGGTGGTTGTTTTGTACCCGGATCTTTAGTTGGCGTTTTTGTTGGTGATGGTTTTTCTTTAGGTTCTGCTGCCTTGATGTAAAACTATGGAAATTGTTTTCCGCTAAAGTTTTAACCCAATTTTTTATTTCAAAATTTTCTTTTTTAATTTCTTTCTTACTAACGTCTTTACCTTTTTTATCACTTTTAATTACTTCTTTTTTCTTTTCTTTTGATAATCCAATTGAAGATTTTTCTTCTTTAGTATCTTCTTTTTTTAATTTACTTTTCTTTTTTGAAGAATCTTTAGAAATTTTGTTTTTTTCTTCTTTAGTTACTTCAACATGACCTTTTGCTTTCATATCTGCAACTGCCTTTGGGTTATTTATAAGATTATTTACTTCAGCGGCGTCATCTGCATTATTCATACTCAAAACTCTAACTTGTTTTGTGGTTGCTTCACCAATAATCCTTTCATATAAATGAACTAATTGTTTATCATTAAATTTAACTAAAGTCTTGTCTGAAAATCCTTCTTTCAAAAGACTATTAACTATTTGTTCTCTTTTCATATATTTTTAAATTTTATTTCTTCCTTTAGTAAATGATAATTTCTTAATTTCAGTTTTTTTGTAACTGATTCAACAGTTTCACCAAACCTGAAAAAGATTCTGTCGTTATCAGAATCAAAATCAAATTTCTCCCATGCGAGAGATATGACACCATCAGCGGCGTCTATAACACCAAAATAATCCGAATTTTGTATTAATTCAAGTTGTAAATCACTATCTTTCAGTAGTCCAACCATATCGATAAATTCGATACTTGGGGATTTAGATGATAATGTTGCTGATGCGGGAATTGTGTACCACTCTTCTATGTCAAGCTCAGTCGATTCACTAAAAATAAATTCGTACTGTTTTTGACCTTTGTAATCTGAACCGATTTCATTGACATAGATAAGATTCATTTTAATTGAAATATTTGCTCAATCTTTCGCTAATTGCTTGATTTATATCATTTTTAATTTCATCTAAATCCAATTCTCTAATTTCATCCTCTTCTTCTTTTACTTTAGATAAATCGGCATATGTAGAAAGATTTATTTCATCAGTTTCAACAGGTGTGTCTATAAACTCTTCTAACGCTTTCATAGAATCATATTCACCTAATTCTTCTTCACTTGATGGTTCTTCAGCTGGTATTTCTTCACTTGGTGGTTCTTCATCTGAAGTTTCTTCACCACCTTCCATACCTTCTTCTTCACGTTCGAATTTTTTTGCGATTTCCTCTAAATCTTCAAAATCTAATTTATCCAAATCAACTGCAGATATGATCATGTTAAGTACATATTTAATATCATCACTTTCCATTCTATCTTGTTGATCTCTAAGTTCTTGACCAAGTTTACCCGCAAATTTTTGAACTTCAGCCATGTATGATGATCTTTTACCACCTTCTTCGCCTGCACCCATATCTTTTGGTTCACCACTCTCATCGCCAGATGGAGGGGGAACGTCACTACCCATATCACCAGATGGAGGAGGAACGTCACCACTTTCATCTCCTAATGGTGCAGGAGGTGGAGGAGGTGGAGGTGCATCTAAAGATGGTTCAGACATTGGAGACTCTTCTTGAGGTTTGTTTTGTTTTAAAACATATTTTGTCGCCTCTTGTAATTCTTCCTGACCTTTTAATAGTTCTAATCTTTTTAGTGCTTCAGAATATGAAGAAAATCTATTTTTGTTCTTCATAAAGATTCCGCCTATATAATCAAGCGATGATTCATTCAATCCTCTTTTAACGTAATATCCATCTTTTTCTTTAACAATACCAAAAATACCACCGGTAGTTGATTCTTTAACTAACTCAGCTTTCTTTGTATTTTGATTATTCTTATTTTCTTTGTAGTAAGTTAATTCGAGGATTCTTTTCAATTTATCATCACTGTTTAACTTTTCACTACCTAAAGGTTTTAAATCTGCCATTTTTGTAATATTAAGATTTTGTTATTCTTATCCTATAAATACATAGATATGTTAAAAAAAATATGGGTATTTATTGTGTTAAGGACAATTTTTTATTTATTATGTCGGATTTTAAATCCAATATTTTACCAATATATCCGTTTCTTCTAAGTAATTTAAATGTTAAATTTTCATATGAATATTCACCACCTTTTTCTAAACCACTTTGTCTAAATGATTTAATTTTTTTATAAAGATTTTTTGTTTCTTTTGAAACGTCTTTATTTGAATTGAATTTTGAGACTAAGTCGTCTATTTGTTTCTCGTATTCGTCACCTTTTTGTAGAATTTTACTATCGTCAATCTTAGGGTCCATTTTTTCGGGAACAACAACCCATTTATTATTTAAAACAGAGTACACACCCGAAGATATGTGTTCTTGATGTATGTCCTGAACATACATCTCAACTTCAAACCCTTTTATTTTTATGTCTTGTTTTGATTTCCAAACTTTTTCTTTTGAATCAAAAAAATCGTCGATTATTTTGTGAAAAACTACCGAATCTTTTGTTTCAGATTCATCAAATTCATCTTTATCAATTAATATATGGATATCAACGTCAGAAAATTCTGACCAATTGTAATTAGCTAAAGACCCTGTAAATAATACATCGTGAACAAAGAAAACAATGTCAATAAAATCAAGATATTGTTCTACAATTTTCAGTATACCTTTTCTAGTATCTACTTTAAGTTTCAAATAAACTCATTGTATTTTTGTGTAACTATATTTTTTAATGTTCTCGTTAAAGAACTTTCCCTGAGACTCCGCCATTCTAAATTTAGTAAACATAGTCCAAGGAACTTTATTATACTCATAAATACTTCCATTATTGAATGTCACCTGTAATGTTTCTGATTCCGTATCATATGACGCAGATTTGAGGTTGCTTGACTTAATTTCGATAAAAATTACTTTTCCTTCAATTTTTTCAGTTAATATTCCCATGATCTTTTTTTTAAAAATATAATAAAAAAACACGATAAAAAAAATCCCCCAACTTATGGGGGATTTTTCTAATTTAAGGAAACTAACCTTTCTAATGACTTCTTTTTATCAATGGGTAATGTTAGAATTAACACACCATTTTCAACTTTTCCTTCTATGTCCTTTTCTTTAACATCTTCGGGAATGTAGTAAGACTTGATAAAATTATTAACAAAATAATGGTCATCAGTCTTTTCATTTTTTTCAAATGAAATTTTTAAAATACCATCTTTTGTTGTAATTTTAAGGTCTTCTTTGGTTAAACCTGGTACACTTATAAAAAGTTTATAGTCATTGTCTGACTTTTTTAAATTTGTTTGAGGTGCAGACAAAAACCTCGAGGTTTCAAAAACCTTGTCAAAGGTTTCAAAAAACGGGTCTTTAAATAATGTAATCATAGTTATTAATTTTTTTATAAAAAATACAAACTATGTACCAAAAAGATTAGATTGACATTATGACATTAAATTTTAAAATAATATGACATAATGTCTATCATTTGTTTTTAAGAATGATTTTTATTATATTTGTTTAATAACTATAAAATTATAAACATGGCGGTAGATTTTTTTGAAGAAGGACAAACAACCAACCCTAAAAAAATTAGAAAAGGGTCAAATACACCTATTCTTGATAATTTTTCAAGAGATTTAACTCGACTTGCAGAGGAAGGTAAAATCGATCCTGTTGTCGGGAGAGATAAAGAAGTAAAAAGAATTGCTCAAATTCTTTCACGCAAGAAAAAAAATAATGCAGTGATAGTTGGAGATGCGGGTGTTGGTAAATCTGCACTTGTAGAAAAACTTGCATTGATGATTAATAAAGGAGATTGTCCGAGTAATTTAATTGATAAAAGGATCGTATCATTAGATTTAACCTCTTTAGTTGCCGGTACAAAATATAGAGGTCAATTTGAAGAAAGAATAAAAGCAATTTTAAATGAATTACAAGAAGTTACAAACGTTGTAGTTTTCATCGATGAACTACATACTATGGTAGGTGCAGGAAACGCAAGTGGATCAATGGATGCGGCCAATATTTTGAAACCCGCACTTGCAAGGGGCGAATTACAATGTATTGGTGCGACAACGTTTGATGAATATAAAAAACATTTAGAAAAGGATTCGGCACTTGTTAGAAGATTTCAGAAAATTATTTTAAAAGAACCCAATCAATTAGAAACAATCAACATTTTAAATAATTTAATCGGTTCGTATCAAGATTTTCATAAAGTAAAATACGAAGACGGTGTCATTGAAACTATTGTTAAGTTATGTGCTCGATATATTACTGATCGACAATTTCCTGATAAGGCAATCGATGTCTTAGATGAACTCGGTTCAGAAAAAAGAGTCTCGTCTAAAGTACCTGATATTATTGAAAAATTAAAAAAAGATTCGGAGGAATTAAAAGAAAAAAAATTTCAAGTTGTTAAA